GGAGTTTTCTTGGAGAGTTTCTATTACTCTCTCCAGTCTATCTAGCATAGCGTCGCTTGGTCTCATATTGAGTATAAACTACCAGTAATATTTATTACATTGTATCATTATATACGAACTAGTAAATCTAGGTTAGGATCTCCAAGTAACTCTTGTCCTATACCTAGCAAGTGGTGTTGGTTTTCTTTTCTTCTTTCCTATAACTGGATCAAAACCAGCAGTTGGTCCTTCAGCATCTGCCTTACTACTAAATCCAGGTTTACCCGCAACACTATTTGTTGTCATTTGTTCTCTTATTAGATTTACGATTCGATTTAGTTTCTTCTTTTCCATTGTAAATCTTATAAAGTTGGGATAGACAATACAAATCAACTTTTACATCATGAATATAACACTTTGGATATTCGGGCAATTTACCCAAGAACATCACAAATGTTTTCATAGAAGACCACAGTTCCTTTTCTATTTTAAAAAATAGCATCGGAGTCGTTGCTTCGCCAAATATATTATAAAGGATAATGAAATGATTTAAAAGAAGATGAGTCTTCAATTGACCCGAATTCTTATATCGTTTCAATAATCTCTTTATATATTTAAAATGATTAAGATCTTTATCAAAATCCTCTTTTGTTACCGCTTGAGGATTCTCATAATTCTTAATAGCAAAAAGGAGGAAGTTATCCTCCGTCAATTCAGTAAATATCATATTAAGTTTTCAGTTAAAATTATTTATCCTTATGCAGAAGGATCAGAATCATAAACAGGTAAGTTACCAGTACTAATACCTGACATAGCAACCAAGATTTCTTTCTTGACTCTTAAAGATGGAGGAGTTGTTGAGTTATCCATATAAGTTTGAACACCAACCCATCCAGCACCAGTCTCATATTGAGTACCTGCAGCGTTTTCTACTCCACCTTTAGCAATACCATACGTATACCTATCAACACCAGCAGCACCTACAAAACGTATTGCTCCTGGACTTGCGTGAGTATCAGTAGTAGTATAAACAGGACACTGTGTTACAGAGAATACCGTACCACCGCCACCAATAGCATTACCATTTAAACCTTCAGTTGATGCTATTGTTATTGCAGTATTACTTGTAATTGTTTCAATTACAGCGTCACCAAAATAAGTTCCAGTGAATTTATCACCAAATCTAATAACATCGCCTTCAGCAAAATTTGTAAAGGTAGTTGCACTACCTGTTACAGCTCGTGTAGCATAATTAAGTGTTACCTTTCCACTTGTTGCCACAAGGATGTCGTCGTTATTACCCCAAAGTGCCATGTTCTTTACTTCCGTAGAATTCTTTTGCTAATGAATATTTATAACCTCGCTATCTTACACTACCCCTAATCTCATAGACTTCCTTATCTTGGCAACAAGTGCATCATCTATGTCATTATCTGTTGATTTTGCATACTCTTCCATCATCTGAACAGCAAACTCTTTCATTTGCTTCTTGAATACCTTCCTCACAAGCATAAGAAGAAGGGGTTTAAGTAATAAGAATAGTAAAGTCATCTTCTATATTTTAAAGGCCAAGTATAATGTAATCCAATAACCATAACGATTATAAAGAAAAATGGGAACATTGTGATCATCATTTTACATTACCACTCTCGTTTAAGTTGTCTAACATCTGATACACCATAAAGTGCTTTACATCTTTGTTCAGCATCACCTCTCAAATTAGATTCACAAACAAATTCAACTTTTGTTAATCGATTTGATTGTAACAATATTTGAGCAGACCATTTAGTTTCTTTCATCGTTTTACATCGTGAGCACAACCATCACCATTATAGTCATCACTATCATAATAACCACCCTTTGATCCAAAGAATAGTGTTAGTCCTACAAATGGAAGTGCCGCAAGAATTAGGAATGTTTCTAGAATCATGATTAAGTTTTAACTGCAAAATACTTTTCTGCTGCCTTTACATAGTCACCAATGTTATGATCTGTAACACCATCAAATCTAGTCTCACTAATATCTTCTAACTGAATCTTATGATGAGGATGAACATATCCAGTAATGAAAGGAGGTGTGTTTGGAACAATATCATTTCCATGAACAAAACGTAATATCTCAAGACCTTCTAGTCTCTTTCTCAATGCCCGTCCACCTGGTCTTGGAGCACCAGCAGTAACAAGAGCAATGTTTTTATTACCAGATTCCCATAGTAGGTCTGCAATCAAGGTAGCAGTAGCACCACCAAGTGAATGTCCTGTAATGATCAGTTTTCTTTTAGGATCTAATCCTTCATAATCAACTACTAGTTTTGCTAGAGTTCTATTACAATTGTTCTTAAATCCTCTATGACAATCATCTCTTCTAATTAGAAACTTAAGATTAGTAATCCAATCAGTCGTTTCTTTTGTTCCTTCTACAGCAAGTATAGTGTGTCCTGTGATCTTTCTACTTACTAGATAATCTTCTGAATGAGGATATACATCTCGACAACACCGCAATGCTTCGAGAATAACTTCATTTGATAGGGTTCTCGTGCAACTCATTTTATTAGAGCAACTAATCTATATAGTCTCAAACCCTATTTTTTTCTTGCTTTTTTAACAAAGTCTTTATATGCTGGTTTATCATGCTTCTCCTTACTACCAATCTTCTCCTTTAATTTTTCATATTCATTCTCTTCTTGATACTTCTTATACTTCTTATTAGTGCCTGGTTTGTAATGTGGTTTGTCACCTTTATTCTTTTGAGCCCACATGATAGCAAACATATCAGACTTGCTACCTTTGAACCTACCCTCTTTACGTGCTTTATCAAAGGCAGCAGCAGTGCCACCTTTCTTATCACCTTTACCACTCTTGGTATGACCAAATCCTGGTGGTGATACTTCGTTTAACAATTCCATGCCCTCAATGATTTGGATAGTCTGTCATCACCTGTATTGTTAGAAGGTTTCTGTCTCTTTCTCATACCCTTCATGCGAGCACAGAAAGATGCTCTCCTTTTGTTACCAACCTTCTTACTAGGTGCTTTAAGATCAGAACCAGGATTCTCACGTTCATAAGACTTCCTACCCTTTTCATTTAAACCACCAGATTCTTTCTTACCTTCTTTCTTTGTCCATGCTGCACCTTCTTGGATATAATCAAGTTCATCTCTCCAAGAGTATGATTCTTTCTTACTGTTACCGTAGTTAGCAGCACCTTTCTTACGGCACTGAACTAATCTACCAGATGCATATGCAGAAGGCCAAACCTTTGCACTTGCTTTTACTTTCTTATAGCAAGCATCTTTACTGCCACTACCCTTTCCTTTCTTATCTTCTTCAGAAAATGCTTTCTTCATCTTACCAATAGCATCTCCTTGTAGATGTGGTGGTAGTTTTGATTCTCTTTTCTTATCTGCCTTCTTTTTAGCATCACCTAGTTTACTATGTTCTATTTCTGGTTGATACCCTTCACCCTCTTTAACACAATTAGGAACTAACCTATCACCCTTCTTCTTCATACCCTTTGCTCTATAACCTTTCCAACATGCCTCATTCATTTTCTTTTTAGCATCGGTTCTAACATATGTAGGTTTTGCAGCACCTGACTTGGATTGTTGATTAGGATCTGCTTTCTTCTTTCTTCTTGATGCAGACAATCTTTCTGCCTTTGTCATGCTGGCACGTTTAGATGATGATACACACTTGGGTGTTCCTTCACCAGGTTTATCACTAGCACAAGTTCCACCTGTAACTACATTAACCCAACCCTTTTTGCCGTCCTTGGATTTAGAACCCTTGAACCACTTATGGAGTGAACCTTCAGTCAAAGTCATGGATATTCTCCGATCCCCCTACAGCGAAGGGGTTGTATTTTGCTCTTGCTAACCTGTATGCTTTTTCATGCATGGTTACAATTTCCTCTGCATCTTTTTCAAATTCAGGTGTTGATTCATGACGTGAAGCATAAGCATCTGCTATTTCTTCTTCAGGTCTTGGATTGTTAGTTGCAATAGGCATAGTATCATGTGGGTGAGGTTTACTGAACCATTCATCATAGGGTATTTCAGGAAGAGACATCATTAACCCTTTGGATAACGACCCTGTGATGGATCTTTTGCTCTTGCTGCTGCATTTTCTTTATCAACTTTTGCTTGATGAGCACGAACCTTTGCTTTATCAGCAGCACTTTGAGGTTTTCTAGGATTGTTCTTACTTACATATCCACTCTTACCTACTTCCTTTTTAATCTTATCAAGCACAAAGTTAAATGCTTTATCCTCTTCTCTTATATCATCAGGCACATTCTCGGTACTGCCAGATACATACTTGGCATGTTCTCTTCTCTTCATTGCTCTTCTTACTCTTGCTCCAGCATCCATTGCCTTTTGAGGTTTTTTCTCTTCCTTTTTCTTTGTTCTACCAATCATTGATAATACACCTTCAGCAACTTCTTCCTTTGCCATCTTACGGAAAGTCTTTGCAAGATTATAACGCTTGCTACCAGGTGGGCATGATTCACTACCAAACTTCTCACCAGTGCAAGGTTTATCCTTTCTCATATTCTTGGTTGCTTTCTGAATCCAATCTCCTTCACCAATAACCTTCTGTATCTGAAGAGCATTCTTTCTCTTCTTTTCATTTTCTTTTTTAATATCTACTACTTCTTCTTGAGCAATTACATTTGCTTGCTTCATAGCATTAGTAGGATCACCTTCCACATCCTGTTTCTTTTCTTGTTTTGCTGCAGACATATCCTTTCTTCTCAACTTCAACTTTTGACGATCTAAAATCATCTGCTTCATATCTAATCTTTGCTTTTGAGCAGTAGTATCTGCTTCAACCATACTAACTACCTCTCCACCAATCTCCTTCACTGCTTCATCGAGTTTAGGATTGATAGTAACCTTATTCTTTATACTATCCTTTTCAGTGACTGTCTTTAAAGCCTCCTTATCAGTCATCTTACCAGTGACCACTTCAGATAGATTAAACTCTTCTCTCCAATTGGATAAACCAGGCATTGTATTACTTTTTATTTTTTCTATACTTATTTATGAAATTACGTATCTTTTTAGTTCCCGTAAGATCCATTGTATAGTTTCTTAAATTATCAGTCCCTACTTCTCTTTGACTTGCAGGGACACCAGAAGGTCCAGAATAGTTAACAACTGCCTCCATTACATCCCTAATCCATGACTTGAACATATTATTTTGCTCTGTTACACAGATAAGATAGTTAGTTCCTCTACGCATAATTCTACCAACCAATCCTGTGTTCAAATTCTCTACAAGATCTCCAATTCTAAAGACTTTTTTAGTTACATAGTTCTCACGAAGGGTTTGTTGATCATATCTTGGTGCAATTTTCCAAGTAGCAAACTCCTCTTTCATTTTTGATGCTGCTTTTATCTTCATACCCTGTCTAACAGCATTGTATAGTGCTTGTCTATCACCATCATCAATACCTTTTGGCAATCCTTTTTTGAATGTAGCGAAATCATCGTCTACAACTGCTTTTCTTAACTTGGATGCAGACATTCCTTCAACACCTGCTGAATCAGCATCTCTTACACCAGCAGAAATCACATTAATTAACTCAAAATCATAGAGTTCTCCATTATATTTCTGTGCTAGGTTATCAAATTCTGCTTGTCTGTCTGCTCCAACTATAATATTAATGTTTTTATAACCTTCCTCATTTGCTGCAGTGAGAACATCAAAAATAGATCTCATATCAGGATCATTAATAATTTCTTCCTCAAAATCAGGGAACATCTTTCTCATATAAGACACTTTCATGTCAGGATCAAGAGGATTTTTCTTTGAATCTTGTGTGCGTGAAGGATATATTTTTAATGCCCCACCTGCTGCTGCCTTCTTTGCTGCTTGTAATAGTTTTTCGTGACCTATAGTAGGAGGATTGAACCTACCAAAGGCAGTTGTTAAGGTATCTCCACCACCAGATTTAGCGTCACCTTCTGGTTCTGCTTTCTTTGCCTTTGCTTTAGGAGCAGGTTGTTGTCTAGGAGCACCAGCAAGTTTATCGTCTGCACGACGAGTTGCCATCTGCTTGACTGGACCTTCTTGTGCTTTTGGTTGCTTCTTATTAGTAAACTTTAGTCTACCTTTATCAGTAACCGCCACCAAAGTTCCACGGGAATCGAACCAACTACCGTGTCCATCGCTTTTGAGATTTAACTTCTTTGCCTGTAAGGATGCTTGAGAAGTTCCTGCTTCTGTTAAGAATAGTGAAAAACGTTTCATATCTATATTTAGCGTGTCATGAACTTGTGTTTCTTTTTTGTCCCCACATCTCACCCCATTCTATATTTTCTACTAGATCATCCCACTCATTTGATTTTGACGTATAACCTACTATATTTTTAGAAATTTTTTTACTGTCTGGTATAACTCCCTTTTTATTCTCAAGATTTTTATCATAGATAGGTTCAAAGTCATCATTCTCATCAATTAATTGTTGCATACGCAATCGTTGCTGTGCCTTTGTTCTACCCTGTTCACCAAGAATTTTTATAAAAGGTCCAGTATCTGATAATTCTTTTTTAGCACCCTTTATCATTCGATAAGCAAAAGCATCCCATACTCCTTTATTAGACATTTGATAATATCTCCATAACCATTCTATACCCCATAACTTTGCAGTCAATCTACTACCACTCTTTCTTTTTGGATCCCCCTTTACACGAGAATCTTTCTCATCTGCTTCACATGCAGACTCTAATGCTGCTGCAAATCCCGTAAGTTTTTTGTTTGTCTTTTTACCCTTACTATCTTTTGAATAAACTATATTTGCTCTCATTCCTTCACCATAAGATCCTGGACTTTTAAAGTCTATCTTCTTACCATTAATTTGAAGTCCTGCTAATTTTCTCTGTAAAGCAATCCAATAATTTTTTTGTGTTTGTGTCCATTTCTTTCCTTTAGAAGGTATTTGAGGATGATCATTCGGAGATAATACCTTCTTTACACCATAATCAGAAACAAACTTATCTAATTCAGCAACAGGAGATTTTCCTAACATAGCACCTGCACCTTGTTGTGCTAAAGAATGTTGTGGTTTTTCTCTTGAATCTTTTGCTTGGAATGCCCGTGCCTGTACACTAATATTCACACCAGATTTAGTTGCAGAAGCAGGTTGAATCATATTATAAGAGATCTCTTGTGCATTCTTCCATTCATTTTTATAAGTAGACCATTCTAAATCACAAAGAATCTGACTATATGTAAAATTATAACTATGCTTCCTCTTTGCAGCCTTGCCTTTAAGATTATCACTTTCTTCAAAAGCACCTCTCTCATTTTTGTTTATTTTCTTTAATGAAATGGGCATTAAGTCATTACTTTTTATATACTTTATCATTATCCCATTTAACAAATCCTTATTAATCTGTGCATCAACACCCTTAATAACATCACGTTCAATTTCTTCTTTTATTTTACCTTCCTTACTAATTTGAACCGCAACAATATCCATCGGGTTCCAACTATCAGCACTACCAGTTACACCACATCTATCTCTAGCAATATCATTAAGAAATCCCATCATCCCATCACCTCTAGACCATTTCCAACCTGAATTAGAAATTTTACGAGAACCCATATACAATTGTAATGCTAAAACTTGTTTATCAAAACTGGATCTCCATTCTTCTCTATCTTTTATTCCCTTATCAGTATTTGGAAAATTAGAAGAAAAAGGAAACTTACCATTCCTACCAAAACAATCTACTAAAAGTTTTCTATATTTTTGATCATTAACATCCCAATTATTATCTAAAAATAATTTAAAAAAATCAATAGAAAATTGTTCTTGAAAACTGGTTGGTATTTGTTCTGCCATACATCAAGACTCCTTCATTGCTTGTTGTGCTGCTTCCCTCCGCTTTGCTTGAATCCTTTCCTTTGCCATTCTCTTTTGATCATTATCTTTCTTCTTATCTTTAGTCTGATCTATTCTTTCATCACTAGTTTCTTTTCTTTCTTGCTCTGCCTTTTCCCGTTCAGCATCTTTCTTTTGCTTACGTGCTAGACGTTCCTCTCTTGCTTTCTCTATTGCTGCTTTGTTTTGCTCCTGTGATTTCTGTCTGAATTCACTAGATGTTTGCATTGCAGATTGAGCTCGTTGAGCACCTCTCTCCTTAAAAGCAGAAACTTGATCTCTCTGCCTTTGTTTTAGAAGTGCTCTACGTTCGCCTATATCTTCAAAGAACTGACGACTAGTTTTCATTACATTCCTTGCTGTCTCATAAACTCCTTAAATGCAGGAGAGTTGATTCCTTTCTTTGGATCTGCCATTCTTTTTTCTCTTGCACTTCTCTTGTCTTTCTTTTCTTCTTTCTCTGGATTTCTCATTGCCTGATAGTTTTCTTTAGTGGTTTTCTTACCTTTACTTGATCCATAATCATCAGAATGATCCTGATCTTTTGGAATCCATTTAGGACGCTCATAAGTTCCAGATGCCTTCATTCTTTTTTGACGACCTGCTTCAAACCTAGCAAGTTGTGCTGCATAAGTATCTGCTTCATAAATGTCCCAAGCCATAGTCTCAAGTTCTTCAACAGTAAACTTACCACTCTCCTTTAATGCACCCCATCTCTTGATGTCTGCTTCTAGTTCTGCTGCCTTTACTTTCTGAACAGTCTCAATATATTCAGCATCAACAGATTCAGTAGTAGATCCTTTCTTGTGCTTCCAATCTGGATCATCTTTCTTCATCTTCTCTCTTTCAAATGCAGCATAGTCACGTTCTTTCTTTGCTGCTTTCTTATCACCCTTTTCGGTATCCTTAACTGCTTCACCAGTTCCTTTCTTGGATCTGTACATATCAATTACTGCTGCTACCTGATCAGGAGTATCCTTTTGCTTCTCTTGAAGTTGCTTATTCTTCTCATCATTAATAACATGTTCATGATACATCCCTTCAAGAATTTCTAAATCTTCTACAGGACAATTCTCAACAATATACTCTTCAAACTCAACATCATAATGAGTTACTTTATTATTCTCATCAAGAGTATGCATACCTGCAATACAATTACCAACACCATACTCTTCGTGCTTTACTTTTGATGCACAGTCATGTCCTTTCTTTTTCTTTTTACCATATCCTTCAATCATATCTTCTTTTGAAACATCCCACCATCTTGATTCACCAACACCTTTTACTTTATCTGCTTTAGCAACATACTTACCCTTTCCAGTTTCAGCAGCCTTTTGAAGATCTTTAACTTCCTTACCTAGTGCTTTCTTAATTGCTTTATCTTTAGAACCCATATACTCATCAGTTCCAGATTCTATCTTACCATCACCATCATAGTCTTTATCTGCTTTCTTACCTTCTCCCAAGTGATCGGCAGCCTTGTATGCTTTGTTACCTGCTTTGTAGTTCTGATATGCTTTAGTGTTTGCTTTTTTATCAGCAGCAGTAACTACTAAACGAGTATCTTTCTTCTCCTCTTTCTTTCCACCGCCATATACTGCTTCATATACAGATGCAATATTTCTTAAATCCTTGGAATTCATGTTGATACACTAGTTCTTCTCACTATATTTATACATTTTCTGACATCCAACTACTAATTGCACTATCATACTCTGCAGTATGCTTAAATGCTTCTAACATAAACTGTTTTCTTAAGGTATCAGGTTTAATTGATATATTACCTTTTATAGAATCCATATAAATTCCATACTGTTGTGGATTAGTCATTACAGCAACATCCTTATAATTCTTTGCTGCTGATCTCACCATACTAGGACCACCAATATCAATATTCTCTATTGCATCTTCAAGAGTTACATCTGATTTAGCAACGGTCTCCTTAAATGGATATAAGTTAACTGCAACAATATCAATTAATCCAATATCATTTGCATTACGGTCTATATCATGCACAGGATTACCACGTTGAGCAAGTATACCACCGTGAATCTTTGGATGTAAAGTCTTTACTCTTCCATTCAGAATCTCTGGTGAACTAGTATATTCAGATACTTTAGTTACTGGTATACCTTCTGCATGAATAGCAGCATGAGTTCCACCACTAGAAATAATAGTATATCCATAATCAACTAGAGATCTTGCAAAATCTACGATACCAGTTTTATTTGATACACTTAATAATGCGTAATTCATAGATCTCCTTCTGCACGATTTTCTGAATGATGAACATTAAACTCTCCACCAGGATATCTTGCTTTAAGTTTGTCTACATTCATCTCAATAATTTCATCGAATGTAGTATCTAGTGCCATACATGCCTGTGCAATATACCAACAAATATCTCCTAGTTCTCTCTTCATATGGAAAACATTATCTTCATTATATGGTTTACCCTGTAAGATAATCTTCTTAACTACTTCAGTAAACTCACCTGCTTCTGCAGTTAATCCAAGTGCAGCAGTAAGTAACTGTGGTAAATTACAATCATCTTCTGCTTCTAATTTACTTATTCTCTGTAATAGTGATGCAAGATAAAGACTTTCATCACTAGTTACACCTTCAACAAACTCAAGATATTTTTCAGTATCTACATTCACTTTACCAGACAATCCAGATACAACTCTCTCTGCTCTTGCCCTATCTTTTGGATCGGTAAAAGGATTTTCTGCATTAGGATCATTACGTTTGTAATCGTAATAAGCATCAGAATGTTCTATAGTCATATTTAAAACTTGAAATCGTTAAAAGTTTTTTTAACTTTAGTATCTTCGTTATTATACTCTTCTTCCTGTCCACTGTCAACGATATCTTCCTGTGCTTTTTGCTCACAATCATACAATCTCATCTTGGCACGATCTATTCCTATAACAAATCTTTTATTAACAGTAGGATCATTATACCTATTCTTTAACTGTTTAATCATTATCTGATTTAACGGTTCCAAGTCTTCTGTAGAAATAAGGGCAAACATAAGGTCAGCAGTAGCAGGGAGTCCAAAAGATTCAGAGGTGTCAGTAAGCTCAACATCGCTACTCCCGTAACCGCTACGAGTAGTTTGAGTGGCAGATACAATCGGAAGGTTCGCCTCAACTGCGAGACCCCGTAGTTCTTCTGCGATTGCTTTGATGAACGAGTATGAGTTGACATTACTTCCTGCTTTGTATCTTGATGAGGCACAGATATTAAGATAGTCTATGAATATTATATCAGGTCTGAATGATTTTTTCAATGCTAACTCTTGTAACAATGCTGTAAAGTGACCACTATGTGCAGACGCAGTAGGATACTCTTTAATGATAAGAGTTCCTTGTGTCTTTTCAGCAAGGTTAGTTACCTTGTCATTAAACATTGTCTTTGGTAAATCTGTTATGTCCTGTATATTAACATTAAGTAAGTTAGCATCGATCCTCTCCGCAATCTTTTCCTCTGCCATTTCGAGAGTGATGTAGAGGACATTTTTCCCTTGGAGGAGGACACTGCTAGCCACATGGCACATAAATAAACTCTTTCCAACCCCTGTGCCAGCAAGAGCAATGTTGAGAGTTTTATTCGGAAGACCTCCTTTCGTAATCTTGTCGAAGTATTCGAGATCAAACGGTATCTTGTCTTCTTTCCTATGGTACGACTCATATCTTTCCTCATAATCGTTTAAGTAGTCATGTCCTATATGATTATCGAAAGAAACAGATAGAGCATCAGATAAAATAGAAGGAATAGCATCCCTTCCTTTAGATTCATCCTTTCCATCTGCTAACTGAATCGATTCCATCAGTGCAAGATAGATTGCTCTATCTCTACACCACTTCTCTGTAGTATTTACTAACCAACTAAATTCAGTTGTCTCATCTTCTAATGAAGTAATTAGATCAGTGACTTCTTTAAATGAAGAATCATTTATATCTTGTCTCTTCTCTGCTTCTATACAAAGAATCTCTTTAGTTGCTGGTTTATTATACTCCTCAACAAATTTAATTATTTCCTCAAATACAACCTTCTGATTGTAATCCTCAAAATAATCTGCCTTAATAAAAGGTACGACCTTACGGACATACTCTTCATTATGAATTAGATTGCGTAGTATTAAAAATTCAACTTTGTCCATGAGGCACATCAAATACAAAGGTTATTCTGGTTACATCTCCCAGATTCACAGTCCCATGTGGTATCTTATTATTAAACCACAATAATGTGCCTGGGTCAACTATAACACTTTCATTTCCTACAAAATATTGATACTGTCCTTGAATTGATAAATGATATCTATTCTTATCCAAGTAATAAGTTCCTTCATCAATGTGTGCTCCAACTATTTCATCAACAGGTAAAGCAAGAAAACCACACCGACGTATATCCGAGAACTGTTCTCCAAGATATTTTAACACTTCGGTATGGTGTTCATATGCAGGTGTAGGAATACATATCTCTGTGTTACCTACATCCTCTCCTTTCTTTGTGATACCACCCATAACCAATTGAAGTATATCAACTGATGTAATGTATTGGTGAGGATCTTTAATCTCTGCATTCTCTAAACCTTTTTGTGATCCCCAATCACTAGGGTATTGATCTAGTTGTGCTTTAATTTTAGATATATCAATTCCTTTTTTAAGGACTTTAATATTATCCATAACTGAATAAGAAATCATTCACAAGACTATCTGCTTTCTCCTTACCAAACTTACCAGCAAGGAATCCTCCTACAGGATCTAGTTTAGTCATATAAGAATCAAAGTCCTTATACTCTGTAGTATCTGTTCCAGTTGGTTTTGCCTCTTCTAGCATATCAATCCAACACTGAAGATACTTCTCAAACATAGGAAGATGAGCATCAACCTCAAATGGTTGAACGTATTGTATGTAAATGTTTCTTGAGAAATGATTACCAGGCTCAAAGAATCTATAATCTCCTTTTCCGTATGGCAATCCTTTAACCTCAAACAAATAGTTCTCTACAGGATGTTGGAAGTCAAATACTATGATAATTTTCTTGGGAGAAAACTTCATCAAGTCCATACCAAAACAAGGAAGATTACTACCTGTCTTTGGATATGCTATACAATTAAAGATATCAACATTCTTACCATCAGATATATCTACCTGCCTTGACTTAAGTAGATACTGGTGAGAATGATCTATCGCATTTAAGGAAGTTCCCTTTGCTTGCCATGATGCCCATAAGTTCTCAATCTTACAGGGTAACATTGACCTATAGGTGCTAATGTAGTTTTGCCAAATTGTCATGAACCATAACTAAATTCATTTTTTGCAATTTCAT